ATTGGCGTATTTCGTGCAGCGGTGATTGCGAAAGGTTGCGTATCTCCAGTTTGGGATAACGCTGAGTTACTTGCCGGATTAAAGGCGACAGATGCGCTTGACGCCATTACTAAACGTTTGCTTCCAGGCGAAAGGGAAATGCTCGCCGACTCAATTATGGTGCTGTCGGGATACGGCGGAGATGAAGCGAAGGTTGTCGAAGAAATAAAAAACTAATTAAATCGGGCGGACCCGTAACGTTGTTACATTCGTTGTTCCAGCGGCACGATATTACGCCCGATAATCTCGCTAAGAAACCGAAACTAATCCAGCAATTTATTATAGCCTCCGAAGAGGTATATTTAGAATCGCTACCAAAGCCTATGAATGAAAGGCGGTGATAACGAATGGCTTACGATTTAGTCGCTAGGTTAAAACTCGTTGATCAAATGAGCCAACCAATACGACGTGCAATAGGCAATCTAACGGGGATGCGTAAGGAAACGGATGCAGTTGCCAAGGCAGTTAAAGGCGCCAATAAAGAGCAAAAACTTTTTCACGAGGAACAGCGTAATTTACGTGATTCTATGGGTAAGTTTAATTCCGAAGGTCGCCAATATAACTCGTTCTTTGACAAGTTTAACAAGAACGTATCGTCTGCGAAAGGTCACGTAACTGGACTTCACGGAACGATACTCGGACTTGCTGGCGCATACGCAGCGGTAGGAAGTAGCCGGAAAATATTCGACGCGACAGTCGCATCGGCGGCACGGACGGAAATGGAACAGGCGGTAATTAAGGCGTTATTCAATAACACGAAAAAATCGGACGAATGGTTTAAGTGGATAGAGCAACGCGCAAAGGATTCCGCAATGTTCTCGATGGACGACTTTCTAGCTGGCTCTAAGGCGTATATTCCAATGACAAAAGACCTTAACCAACTACGACAACTTACTGCGTTAACCGAGCGTCTAGCGGCGTCTAATCAGGCGGAAGGTATGGGTGGCGCATCTTTCGCAATGCGTGAGTTAATGAGTGGTGATACAGAATCAATCGTAGACAGATTCAATCTTCCGAGACAATGGGTTAACGAGATTAAAGGTAAGTCCGGACAAGAATTCATAGACGGCGTAGACAAATTACTTAATCGTATGGGATTTACTGAAAGGTTCCTAGATGAAATATCAAACACAAGTATAGCGAAATACAACCAATTAGCGGAGAAGATTCGACTTGCGTTTAAAGATATGGGCGTCGAAGGACTAGAGCGAGCTAAACCGATTCTCGACCGTCTGAACGCAATGATGGAAGATGGAAAGTTTAAAGGTATCCAGGATTTCGGATCTGACGCAATTGTAAAAGCGATGGAAGCAACGGAACGAGCCGTTGTATCTTTCGATAAGTTTATGACACGTATCCAAAGCGACGAAGAATGGAAGAAAATGTCCATCGGCGATAAGCTAATTCGTCTCACCGAAGAAGGGATGGGTGCGCTTAATGATTGGTTAGCGAAGGGTGGTTCTGAAAAAATTACCAAAGCCATTAAGCCGATAGCTGAGACGGCGATTGGTATCGGAGCCGCAGTCGGTAAAGGTATTCTTGACGGGTTTATAGCATATGCGAAAGATAACCCGCTATCTGCGATAGTTATCGGCGGACTTACTGCAATGAAACTGCAAGGTGGCGCTACTTTGTTAGCTGCCGCTGCCTCCGGTACAGCAGTTGGAGTAGCGCTAGCTGGCGCCGCCGCCGCCGCAATAACTGCCGGTCTAGTTGCGGCAGTAGAAAAGGCGTTGGATTACGCAAAGGAACGGGCTGAAAAACGAAAGTACCTACTTGATACGCCATTAGGACGTGGTTACAACAAAGAGATAGAAACTCCGGATGATCAACCGATGTACCAAAGCGGAAGTATGACCGAATATAAGCCGTCAACTTGGGAGAAGACGAAAAACTGGTTTAGTAGAGTTTTTTCTAATCCGTTTTCACATTACAACGGAATTGCGAGCGTTCCTTACGATAACTATCCGGCATTACTTCATAAAGGTGAAAAGGTCGTACCGTCAACGGAAGTACGTAAAGAGGATGCCCCAAACGTAATCGTTAATGTTAATGGTATGGTTGTACGAGAAGAAGCCGACATTAATCGGATTGCTCTTGCATTGGCCTATGAGATTAAAGCGGCTAGGGGGAATATGGCGACATGAGTACTTTACAGTTTTGGCTAAAGTTCAACAATGGGGCTGAGACACTTCGGTTTCCAGTAAATCCTCCAGAAATCCGAGTCGAATCTGGCTATAACTGGACCACTATTAATCTATCTCAATCAGGAGAATATACGATACCTTCGGGGCACACACTTACTAAGATATCGTTTTCTTCATTTTTCCCACGAGACTATAACGCTTCCTATTGCGAATATCCAGAGATACCGAAGCCTACGGAATGTACGGATAAAATCGCAAGTTGGAAAGAAAAAAAGCAACCGGTACGGCTAATTGTGACAGGGTTTGGCGGACGTAGTTCAGGTTTGAATTACGCAATGTGTATCACGGAATTTGAGTTCTGGGAGCAAGCAGGTTCTCCTGGGGATATATATTTCACACTTGGAATGCAGGAATACCGTTTTATTAGCTTGACGCAAGTGGGCGCGGCAACTTCGAAACAAACCGGAATTAAAACGGTTGTGAAAGCAGATAATAAACCTTCTCGTCCGAATGAGCGCCAATTACCTAAGACATATACGGTTAAGTCTGGAGATACCTTGTCAAAAATCGTTCAGCGATTGCGTACAGAAGGTGTTAAAAACTTAACGGTAGACAAGTTATATCAAGCGAATAAGAACGTTATAGGAAAAAATAAGAACCTCATTAAGCCTGGGCAAGTGTTTAAGGTCCCTAGTTAGTTGGAGGTGGTCCAGTGCGTACAATCGGACAGTCAGATGTTAAGGTATCGTACATCGAAAACGGTGTTACAACAAACCTAGAACCGTTTATCGAGACAGTAGTGTGGAGCGGTGATGTGATGCAAGCAGCGCGTCGTCTCGACATTACTTTAACTGCTACTATCGACGGAAAGAAGCGTATCTTTAAGCCTAAGAACGGGAAAGAGATACGCTTTTCTAATCTCGGGGCAGAATATTTCCGTGGAGTTATATTCTCTCACAATATTGATCATACCGGAACTATGAAGATTACGGCATATGACGAAGCCATCTATCTTAACAAGAATACAGACACGAGAATCTTCCGGAATATGACGGCCTCACAAATTGTAAAGCAGGTATGTACGGAATACGGAATCACAGCCGGTACTATCGTTGATACCGGATATGTCATTCCGAAGTTAATCTTTCGAGAGAAAACGTTATACGAAATGATCATTATGGCGCTGACCGAAACGAAGAAACAAACGGGTAAGCGTTTTTTCATGTATACATCTGGCGGCAAACTTCACGTTGTCGAACGGAAAAAACAACTTGTTCCTTACGTCATCGAAAGCGGAGTTAACATGATTTCCGGAAATCATACGCTATCTATCGAGGATACTCGTAACGTAATTAACGTATTTGCAGGCGATGAACAAACGCCAATTACTGCGGCCGTACGCGGTAACGATTCGATAAAACAGTTCGGTTTAATGAAGCATGTCGAATATATGGACGGGAATGCAACGAAGTCCCAGGCGGAACAACGCGCTAAAGAATTACTTTCGAAGATGCAGTATCAGAAAGCGACATCTACCGTTGAGGCGTTAGGCCTGCCGGAAGCATTCGCTGGACGAGCCTGTTACGTTAAAGACGTTATGATCGGATTTGCGAATAGCTACTACATCACGAACGATACACATACGTTCGAAGACGGGACCCACCGTATGACGCTCGGAATTTCCCTAACGGACGAGTTGCCAGAAATCGAATACGTGCCCCCGAAAGAGAACGATACATCAAGCGGATGGGGCAGCGAAAATGGGGCGGAATATTCGGGAGGTAAAGCGACAGTTAATTCGAATGTACGTCGTTACGAAGAGTTAGTACGGAAATACGCAGCGCAATACGGACTAGAGAATATGACCGAATTGTTACTCGCATTAATTATGCAAGAGTCAGGCGGTAGGCTTGCCGACGTTATGCAGTCGTCTGAGTCTGCGGGAATGGCGCCTAATACGATAAAGGACCCAGAAACGTCGATTAAATACGGAGTGAAGCACTTTGCTAACGTATTAGAAAAATCGAAAGGTGACGTTAAACTCGCGCTGCAAAGCTACAACTTCGGTACTGGATTCATTGAATTCGCGCTTGCTCGCGGCGGGTATTCGAAAGAGGTAGCGAAACAGTTTTCCGAAATACAGGCGAAGAAAAAAGGATGGTCGCGTTATGGTGATGTGAATTACGTTGACAACGTATTACGCTACTATACGCAAGACTCGTTTGATAGTGGAAATAAATCGACAGATGCTCCGAACAGTACGATTGCTCACGTTGTCTCTATCGCTAAGACATACGTAGGCAAGACTAGTTATCGCATGGGATGGGGGCGAACGGAAAGCGATAGACGAGCGAATAAGTTTGATTGTTCGTCGTTTGTAAAACACGTATTCTTACGTGCTGGCGTAGATATTGGTGGGCCATGGCATAGTGTTACTACAGATACGCTTGTTAGAGAGGGGAGGAGCGTTCCCTTGAAAGACGTACGACCTGGCGATCTCGTATTTGCACATACGTATAAGAAATACGGACATGTACTCATCTACACACAGAATGGAAAAGTTATCGGATGCGGTGAGAGTGGCACAAAAGAAAACTCGCTAGCTTATTGGCAATCGGAATATGGGATTGATGCGGTTAGAAGAATATTATAGGAGGTGTTTCGTAATGGTTGATATTTATGACATTGAGGGTTCAGGTCCTGCACAGATTGCACAGTTAATAAGTGAGATTGGACACAACAAAGACGTAGATATCGTTTTCGGCACAATTACGGCACCTCCACCGAATATCCGAGTAAAGGTCGATAATGAATCGCTTGAACTCGAAAAAGACGACGTAGTGATATTGCAGTATCTAACGAAACACAAACGAAAGATACGGATAACATCGAATACGGCATCGTTATCTAAAGAAGAAGCTACTTCGATAGCACTCGACGGAAGTCCGTATAAACATAAGCATGACATCGAAGTGACAAACGGTTCGCTTACCGTAGCAGAAGCGGAAATCGAATACTTGGACGAGTTAAAAGCGGGCGACCGTGTAGTACTAGCGGAAATAGAAAAAGGACAGAAATACGTAATCCTCGATAGAGAGGTGATTTACTAGTGGCGATATCACCGATTGAACCGATTACTGACGATATAGAATTCGGAGAATTAACGGAAGAGGACGTAGCGCCAATTCCAACACGCACATATGCGTTAAACCTGGAAACGGGCGAAATTGGCGGAATCATTGACGGAGAGACGGCAATCCGACAATTCATTCGGAAAACGGTACTTACGGCGAGATTCCGTTTTTTAATTTACAACGATATGTACGGATGTGAACTCGAAGACTTGATCGGACAGGACGTACCATTCGACTTACTTCAATCGGAAGTCCCTCGCGTGATTACTGATGCACTTATTTACGATGATCGCGTAGAGGACGTAACAAACTTCGAAATTAAACGCGAAAGCGATAAGTTATATATCGCCTTTACCGTTGTGCTAACGGAAGGTAACGAAATTAACGAAGAGGTGGTGGTATAGATGGCGTTTGAATCACAAACGCAACAGGAGATATTACAACGGATGTTATTCGAATCTCCTAGCGATATTGATACTCGACAAGGGTCGGTAACTTGGGACGTATTATCTCCGTCAGCGGGAGAACTAGAAAATGCTTACGTTTCATTGGGCAATGTATTGTCGTGGGGATTCGCTAATCCCGAACAACCACGCGAATATCTCGAAAAACGGGCGGCTGAATTCGGTATCTATCCGAAGCCTGCCGTAAAAGCAACCGGTCATGTAACATTCGCAGGGACGGATGGTACGGTAATTCCACTAGGTACCGAAGTTCTTACACGCGACATAGTACCGGTTATTTTCGTCACTACCGAGATTAAAACGGTGATAAACGGTACTGCAACGGTTGCTGTCGAAGCTAAAGTCGGTGGGCGTAATGGAAACGTACTAGCGGGTGCTATCTCGTTAGTTGGTGGTAATATTTCCGGCATCTCTTCGGTAATAAACGAACTTGCCTTTGAAGGCGGAGCGGATGTTGAATCGGATGAGGCGCTCCTTAATCGCTACTTTGAAAAAGTGCAGAAGCCTGCAACGTCAGGTAACGTAAATCATTACGTACAGTGGGCGAAAGAAGTCGCAGGTGTATACGATGCGAAATGTTTTCCTGTATGGAACGGTAATGGAACGGTTAAAGTCGTTTTGCTGGACGAAGAGGGAACGGCACCACCACGGTCTACAGTTGACGCAGTTATAGCGTATATTAACGATGGACGTTTACCGATTGGCGCCGACCTTACAGTTGTTGGTGCAACGGAGGTAGCGATTAACGTAAGCGCAAAAGTTACACTTGCTCCTGGATCGTCGTTATCGCAAGCAAAAGCGGACTTTGAAACGGTATTACGTGGTTACTTTAAATCGATAGCTTTCGTAGATACTTCAGTGCAGTATACGAGAATAGCGGCGCATCTTCTCGATGTCCCAAACGTTAAAGATTACGAGAATCTAACGGTAAACGATAAAACGCAGAATATCGAGATTCCAGACGGAAGTGTGCCGGTACTTGGGACGGTGACGCTAATATGAGGACACGTACACAAGCGCAATATCAACGTGATATGTTCGATGCAATGCCGAAGTGTTACGAGGAAGGTCGTATCTCACGAAATATTATCGAGAGGCAATCGAAAGAACTTGCGGATTTAGACGTCGCGATTAAGGACGTATTCGATCAATATTTCATCGATACAGCAACGTGGGGGCTAGCGAATTGGGAACGTGTCTGCGGAATCGTCACGGATGAAAACAAGCCGCTTGATCAACGTCGTTCTGCCATAAAAGCGAAGATTCGCGGTATTGGACCGGTAACGAAAGAGATGATTCAACGAGTAGTTAGCGCCTGGTTTGGCGAAGAAATCGACGTAATAGAACGGTTTGCTGATTACGAAGTCATGATCGAATTTCTCTTCGATAAGGCCGTCGGAAAGAATTTTACGGATATTATCGACACATTACGTGAATTGCTTCCGGCTCATTTAAACTTCGGGTTTGCGCCTAGCCTAAAAGAATACGTAAGTATTAATGAGAAGGCTACCGTAAACATGCGTCGATACCATAGAATCGGAGAGTTTCGTATTGGTATGCGTTTTATGAAATATCAAAGCGAGGTGGAGTTATCGTGAATATAGCGTATTTGACGCGCGTAGCAAAAGATTTATATATGCGGGCTTCCGCCATTATCGTAAATAGCGAACATACAGTTCCGGTAAAATACGCTCGTCAAGATGGAAGTAACGTGGTGATTGTAGCCGAGCCTATTCGTGGAGTTACGCAGATTACATCATTACGCTTATTAGACGAACAAGGCGGACTTATTACGGAGAAAACGGCAAATATCAACGTAACTGATAGGCAGGCGTTAGAGTTTACGTTTCGGTTCGAAGTAAAAGGAGGAACGATAAATGGCGTATAACCCTAAACTCGATTGGAAATACAACGATGACGTAACGGAAACGGATGCGAATCGTTGGGAGCAAGGCATATACGATGCACATCTGATACTAAGCGAACATGCGACTGCCATTGCAGCCCTTCAGATTGACGTCAAATCAGTAAAAGATGCCTTGTTCAACAACTTCACGGATAACATCTTCACCGAGAACCTCGATACGTTGAATGATGTTCTAGTCATTAGCGGATGGTATGACGAGGTAAATAAAAGGCTGGTGGTATAATGGCAAACGGAGATTTGATTAAACTTGGTACATTCTATCTTGACGGAGTTAAACAAGCGCGACCTACACGACCGTGGCCATCAAGCTATCCTATACCACCTGGGTTACCTAATTATGGTAACATTCCATCATATTCGACAGATAAAAAAATCGAAATTCGCGATACGGATACAAACGACGCCTACAAAATTCAATGGCGAGAAGTTACTATCAACGGCAAAAAGTTCTTAGTTTGTGACAGGGTTTTACTGACCGACGTTTCATGGGACGATTTAAATTCGAAAGATTTGATTTCAGGAAAAACAATTACAATAGATGGACAGCAATATAAACTACAGGTTCTTTCTGGAGGGACGACTGATCGGGTTGCTAAAGACCTGTATTCAGGCGGTACTCCGTTTGATAGTTTCTCAAACAATGGATGGGACTATCTCATTACAAATGAGGCTAGTTTTACTGGCTTTCCAACTCCCACTACAAGCGACTTAGATACCAATACAGATGCAACTGATTTTAATAGCGCTCACAACAAGTTTTGGAATTGGTACTACATGTTTTCGTGGTGCAAAGATAAGTATGCACAAGATAACTCCGCGCGTGTAGTTCGTGGGAACAATTCGGCTCGTTACATCAATTTTTATTATGCCGGAGCGCGAAATTCCGATATCGGTTGGCGACCTGTTCTTGAAATTTTGAACTCTAGTCCTACTATTACGCTTTCAACTCAGAATAATATAACCTTATCCGAAGGAAGTGTCCTTTCGATTACTGGTAGCGCATCAGATGCCGACAACGGTGATGTATTAACCGTCAAATACAAAATTAATAGCGGCACAGT